AATACTGATGATAGGTCTGATGCTCTTTGAGCTAGGTTGATAGTTTCGTCTGCTGCTTTATCAGCTTCTAGCCCCATGTTTGTAAGCATAGCTCCGATAGGCACTGTAGCTGATTGGAATGCTGCCTGGCTCATACCAGCTGCTTTGTCTGCGGTCTTACCGAACTCGAATATCTTCTTAGATGCTTTACCAAAGGTCTTTTCAACAGCGTTGATAGATTCGTTCAGATCAATCGCTGGGTCGATAAGTGCTTTCTTAATAGCAAAGCCGGTAGCTGCTGCTGCTGCGACTGTTATGGCTGAGAACCTGGCGAACTTCTTGCCCATACTACCGAGCTTAGAAGTAACACTCTGACTGTTCTTGTCGAACTTTCTCTTGTCTAAGTCTAAATCATAGTGGATCTTTCCGACTGACGTACTCATTTGTTAGACTCCTTTATCTTCTTCAGCAGTTTAGCTTGCTCAAGCAGCTTGCTAGAACCCTCGCCTTGCGCCTTAGCTTGCTCTAAATAGCTACTTAGTGAATCACTACCGGCAAACGCTGACGCTGTTAGGACAGCTTGATTATAATTGTCTTGACCCTTTAGCTTATACATAGAAGACAGCAGAGCATAGAAAGATACAGCATACATAGAGAGCACAAGCTCAAGTGTATACGCTGGATAGTAATTCATAAACTCTGCAATCATAATTAACCAATCTCCGGCTTCGGTGCTTTTGGGTCTTTGTTCACCTCGACTTTGGCTTCTTTGAGTTCTTTGCTTTCGTTTGGAAGCATACTCTCCATAACCTGAGATAGAACATCAGCTATGTCTTCAACGTCTAGCGTTACACCTTGCAACCCAGGTATTAGACTCGTAATAAGATTGTCTAGTTCTGACTCTAATTCTAGGATCTCCTTACCAGACATAGTTACAGAATCACCATTGCCTACGCTAGCAATCTGATCAAAGAACGGTTGCAACTTAGCGATTATGAGTCTGTGAGACATTCGAATGGGCTTACACTCGTACTCTTTGTCGAATACTTTTATCTTTGCTGCTGTTGGTTGTAGATCATTTGCTGTCATGGTGTTCCTAACTTATTAAGTCTGTGTCTCTGTGTGTTACAAGGACTGTTATTTTATAAATCTTAGCGTATTCTAGATCTCGGACGACTTCTTCTACATCTCCGATTACTATCATAGTATATATGAATGCGTCATTGACGGTAGTGGTGTGCATTCTGTGGATGAATCTTTTAATGTCCTGGATTAGTTCGATGCCGGTAGCTGCCTTAGTGTTCTTCACATAAATATCTAGGACTGCTTCTTCAATCGGAGTATAGAGGTGGGGTGACCCGCCTCCCTGAACTACATAGACTCCGTTCTGGCTGTCTGGAATCTGTCCAGCGAATATATCTGTGCCTAGCGTACCGAAGCCAGCTGTATCAAGGTACTGTGCCATTTCTCTAGTTATGTTCATCGTGCTCTGCCTCCATGCTTTTTGAACGTTCTTCGAATCGTGCCGGCTACTTCATCGCCGGACTTCTTGAGGTAGTGCTTGCCTGTCCCTGGACTTGAATACTTTCTAACTCTGCGTTTAGCGTTCCCACCGAACTCCTGAAACTTAGCATACTCTTGTAGGAAGCTGATCCTCCAGCCGAGAGGTGTTACTCGTTTAACTTCTGTATTGCCACGCAACTGACCCTTGTCGAAGGGTGCTCTGTGTCTAGCCTTTATAAGAACATCTCTAGCACCTTCTTTTAAAGCATCAGCCATTACCCTATCGACAGAGCGACTGAATGCTGGCATCCTATTGGTGATTCGTATCTTACTCATGAGATCACTCCGTACTTCAACAGTTCCACTTTAATGAACTGTACTGGTGTTTCCCTGAGTCTGCGAGCTTTGATAACTCGCTCTACCCTGAAGTGTTCACCTTCGAATTTGATGATGTCCTTACGGTCTATACCTGAGTCTGGTTCAAACCATGCCATTGCATCTGATTGAATAGACTCGTTACCGGTGTCAGTTACCTGTTCTGTTATGTATCTGAAGTGACAAACGTGTGCTGTTTCTCCACTAGGTATGTAATCTCCGTACTCATTACGAGTCGTAGTCACCTTATATGCTGTGTGAAGCATAGGTGGTTTCATTAGATTATAGTTTGGAAGTGCGTCCCTAGCACTTTTAGGGCATCTTTGGTCTCAGATGTAAAGAACTCTTTGCTATAACCTTCTATTGATTCTTTCCTAACGTTGTCGCTGTTTTGTATTTCAGCAGCTAGCATCTCAAGCATACCGTTCTTGACTATGCTTCTCATGTCTGCATCTGCGTATATTGAGAACTTAGCTGCTACTGCTACATTACGAATGCCGGAAAGAAACCTGCCACCACGTAATCTAAGAGTTGTCTTCATACCGGATGCACCGTTGTTGTAAGGCTCTACAGTGTACTCAGAGGCACTTATTGCCGTTGCTGCTCCGAAGTCGTCGTCAGTGTACCCCACAGAGCTTAGGTTAGTACAAGGATCTATGTCTAGGTGTTGAAGACCACCGTGATTATAAACACCACCATCAAAGTACCTAATAGATTCGCTGACAGGTTCTACGTTAGAGTTGATTATTCTTTCGACGCTTGCTTGTACTGCGTCGTTTATTAGCGTGAAGGATGAGGCTTCGTCTGCGGTTAAAGTCCTTCCGAGTCTCGCTTCCAGTTCGCTCTGACTTATCAATCCCATTTTTTAATTCCTTTACTGTTAGTATTGCTGCGTCATAATAATCTTTTACCATAAGTTAATTGTACCAGAAAAACAAAGAGGATGCACGGATGCATCCCCATTGTCAAGCAGTTGATGACTTAGCTTATTACAGCAGGTCCCATACGACCAAGCAATCGTCCGTCTGTTGCAGCACGTGATTCATCTACCAATGCGGTATATGTCACGTTATACACTGACTGTTCGTCTATCTTGTAGGCGAAAGTAGCGTTATCTGTTGAAACAGCTTTAAAAAGCGTGATTGTAAGGTTGCCGTCAGAGTTGTTACCTTGTGGGGTAATGATCAACTCTAGAGCATCGTCTCTCAACGAGTGTCCAGCTTTAGTACCGAAGTGAAGATGATCGTCGGCAGAACCGCTATCATAGTCAGCTTCAGGTACAACGTAGTTTAGATTACCCGGTGTTATCTCAGCGAGCTTCAACTTAACTGTAGCTTTCTGACCTGTCAACACGTAGTCTACAGGTGTATTCCCGTAAAGGTCAGTTTTTACTTCAGTTAATTCTCTCTCGATTTCGACTTCTACACCTTCGACTGTGTGACCTAAGTCTACACCGCCGAATGTAACCAAGCTGCCAGCTGCGACTGTTAGCTTACTTATGTCTGACATGTTTTATCCTTTTCGTTTAATTATTAGTTAGTTACTGTTACGAAACAGTTCCAGTTCCAATTATAGTAAACGCACCCTGGAATCGTGTTTGTACAACGACTCGTAGTGTTGCTCGGATTGCCCATGCATCTTGTGAGATCAAGTTGACATCGTTACCGCCAGCGTCTACAGCTGTACCACTGTTGAAAACATCAGTAGTTAGTTGTCGACCGACATGAACCATGATTCGACCTAGATCACCAAAGACAGCAAATGCTTCGTTTGCAGTGATGTCACCAGTGTCAGGCATGATGTCTACCAATTCTACTGGGTAACCGTCGATCATTGGTGTAACAGCGTTAGCTGGTGAACCGTAAAAGTAAAGACCTGAGTCTGAAGCTTTTGATTGACGTAGTTCATTGAACACAGTTGGGTGCATGAAGTATCGACCATTCTTACGAGCGCTTGATACAACTTTGTAAGTTGCGTCCATAGCGTCATCAGAGTCGAAGTCTGTGTATGCAGCTCCAACAGTTTGAGTCTTGTACTCGTCACCTACACCTGCAGAAAGTAGTCCTGTAGTTGAGTCTGTGAATACTAGCTGATCGAACAACTTAGCTCGAGCACGAGCGATTTCAGTTGTAGCGTCTGCCCATATATCGATAGCAGCGTCTTCAATGATTTCACTTGACATGATCAAAGTAGCGATGTACTTCTGCAATGCAACGGTAGCTTTACTATAAGTAAGCTTAGTACCGTTTTGTGCTGTCATTTCTGAAGTTGATGTAAAGCTGATCTCATTAGTTCCCTTTAGAACTGTTACTGAGTCTCGGTCTGTTGAACGAACATTAGCAAGTCTTGCAACTACACCGTATTCCTGTGTCAAACGATCGACTTCAGCGATGAACTCTGGCTCTGGAACTAGATCACCACCATCAGCAGCGGTTGTAACGTTCTGATAGTCAGACTTTTCAGCCCAAGCTTTTAGTGAGTTAGTATTGTATTGCTTAACTGTAGCAATGTCACCGTTTACTTTTGCGTATACGGCCTTAGCAAAACGTCGCTCTTTACTTAGAGCAGAGAAACCTTTAGCAGCGTCTTCAGCCTTCTGAGCGCCAGTTTCTTTTACTGGTGTAGCTACGTTCTTTTCTGTAGCTTCAACCATTTTAGCTGCAACCTGTGTAGCAACTTCTTCAGCTGTTGGTGCAGTAGGCATACTTTCTTTTAGGAGTTCAGCAGCCTTAGCAGCAACGGCTTCTACGACTTCTGTACCTATTTCTAATTTATCCATTATTTTGTCTCCTTTAGAGAAACCTTAATTATTTTGATTACATTTTCTGCTTGTTTATCGACCGCTTGAGTTTGCTTCAAGCTTACATGCAGAGTAGCGACCTTTTCTTCGTTGGTTTTGCCGTCTAAATTGGCTACTTCCTCTAAAGTGGTAATGAGACTTTTTAAATGTCCTAGTTGAGTTTTCAGTTTATCAGTGTCCTCACCAGTAACACACTTGCGAGCATAAGCCTTGGCAAGTGATTGTAGCTCTGAGGTCTGATCTTCACTGAATGCTTTGGCAGTGACTAGAGCTTTAGGGTTAGCACCTATAGTGACAACGCTGAACTCTTTCATGTTTAACTTCTCGATAGTGATTCCGTCTGATCCCCACTCTTCAACCATGCCCCCGATTGATACAGCTTTGATAAATCCATCTAGTATGTAGCTATAGACTTTAGCTGGGAACTCATCATCCATTTTGAATAGAGCACGAGCCATTAGCTTGTTGCCCTCTTTCCATATCTTAGTAGCTTTAGCGATAGGTAGATTGAATCCATCATGTCCCCATAGGATGACTGGGTTCTTCTTGAAGTCCTTGATATCGATACCATCTACATTGATTCGTTCGCCATGACTGTCTAGGTCGTTTGTAGATACTACAAATTCGACTTCACCGTCTTTGAGTTTAGAAGCCTTCTCGATTATGCCGTGTGCTTGTATATGCATTTTTCTCCTTAAATTAAAAAAGCCACCGGGTTTCGACTACTCCCGCAATCGGTAGTCGAAGTGGCACTATTGTGCTGTGGTCTCGGTGGACTCTACAGATATAGTACCAGAGTTTCTGATAGTATACAAATCTGCTGTATTGTCTAATGTTAGGTCAGTAAACACTCTATATTCAAATATCATATAGCAACGGCTGCATTTAATCGCAGCAACCATAAGTGAAGCCCTAGCGACTATCCTGTCACAGTTCTTGCATCTAACATTAATCATCGATATTTAGGTAAGTGTGATCTCTGAAGCCACTTCTATCTGCTTGGCGGTGATAGCTGCATCTTTAGCTTCTTGTGCTGCTACAACTTTGGCTTCTTCGGCTGATTCTACTGGTGCTTGCTCTGATTCTATTACTTTAGTCTTGATTCCTGATACCACATAGGCTTTTAGTTCAGCCATAGTAGTTATGTTGTAGGCAGCCTTTATTCTGTCTACTTGTTTTGTTGGTATGTCTATTGTTAGTGTTGGCATTTCATTCTCCTTTATTTAGTTTATTGTCCGTCTATATTGTATGCAGCGTCTAGGTATGTAACGAAGCTGTTGTTACTTACCGTTCCAGTAGTATTGCCATTGATGAACGTGAGGAACTGTCCGTTGGCTGATACACCTGTAGGCATATTGGTTGTGTGAGTCGCTCGTAGTGTTCCGTTAATGTAGTACTTAATGTCTGTTCCACCAGTATATTCTATTGTTATCAGTTCATCTAGTGCTGTTGAGCTAGCCTGATTCATGTAGGCGGTGATGTCTGTAGTTGTCTGAGTCGTTCCGTCTGCGTTAGTTGCGTACCAGGTGGCTACACCAGAAGCTACAACACAGTGAATACCACAATGTTTCTTAGTCATAGTCAACGGCCAAGTTCCTGTGCTTGGTTCGTCATCGTGACAACCAAACCAAAGGGCTGAATCAGATGATGCGTTCACATCTAGTGAGAATATACCTGTCCACCGCAGGTTAGCATCCCATATATTGAGTGTAGTGTGTGCTGTGGTGTAGTAGTTAGCTTTGAAACCACTCAATGAGTCGGCTGTGGTGTTTGGGTAGCAACGCCATACACAGTTTGACTGGGTAGTGGTTGCGCCATTTAATGCTAGTTCCGTATGACCACTAGCTCCACCCCAATCAGTTGTCTGGTCTATTCTAAGTAAAGTGTCGTATTTTACTGAAGAACCGCCACCACCAGCTGCTGCCTGGAAGGTTGGGGCTGCACCTGCTCCGTTAGATGTAAGAACGTGTGTTGATGTTCCTGCTGCTATTGTCTCTGTTGTGCCGTCTGTTCCCCATGTAATTAGTTCTCCGTCTGTTCCGTCTGCGAGGTTTGCTGCTGGGAAGGCACTTACATTAGTACCTACGAAGGTAGGGCTTGCACCACTGATAACACTTTGGTCTAGTGCCTTTACGTCTGCTATAGATGCTAGCTCTGAGTCCATCAAAGCACCTGCTGCTGTGACGTTAGCCGTATCTGTAACGTCTGCGCCTGCTTCTACGCCTGTAGTTGCTCCTACAGTCAGTCCTGCTGCTGTGCCTGTTAGGTTAGTTGCTACTCCTGATGCTGGTGTACCTAGTGCTGGAGTGACTAGGGTTGGAGAGGTTGCGAATACTGCTGCGCCCGAACCTGTTTCATCTGATAATGTTCCCGCTAGTTGTGCTGATGTCGTTGCTGCGAACTGAGATAGTGGGTTGGCTACTAGAGCGTCGCCGCCACCTGGAAGTGTTACCCATGAACTAGTGTCATCACCGTCAGCCTGTAACACTTTGCCTGCTGTCTCGCCTGTAGATACAATAGCTGTACCTTCTGGGGTGTGAGCCAAGTCTGATATGTCTGCTTCTACCACTGTAACAGTGTTGCTCGCTGTGTTGATTGTCTTATTGGTTAGTGTCTCTGTACGGTCACTAGCGTGGTCTAGTACCTCTGCTATTGTTCGCTTCTCTGAAACAGGGGTTCCTGCTACATCATCAACAATCATCACGATGTCTGCATCGTTCATTGTGTTGTTGTTTGCTAGTGCGGTTGTTTTTGCGTCTGCCATGATTACATTGTACCTTTTATTCCGTTAATAATAAATCGCCTGTTTCAAGCAATAGTCCATCGCCTGTTTCAAGTAGTAAGTTGTCTGTGTCTGTTGGTGTAGATGTTCCACCCTCTATCATAGTTCCGTCAGCATTAGCTACTGCTAACACTAGTTCGCCTGTCTCTGTACTTACAACAAAAGGCAAGTTACCTAGCCCGCTGGCTACTGAAGCCATAGCCTCATAGAACTTCTTACCGTCTGTAAGCCGTACTGACATATAGTCTTTAGGTGTATTCGGAAACGTTGTCTCTGACTTCTCTACGTTGACTTCGGCTCGGTTATCCTGAATCGCTTTTACGACATTGCCAAAATCTTCTGTGTAGTCTCTCAGGTTGTTTACGGCTACGTCCTTAGCCTGAGCATCCTTGATATTCCCGATCGTCACTTCTTCGACTCTGTTGTCTTCGATAGCTTTGACAATATCTGCTGATTCTGTCTTGAAGTTAATATCAGATAGGTTATCAACCGAGACTTCTTTCTCAGTGTTTACATCAACACCGCCTACGATCTCTACTTCTTTGACTGGTGGTTCGTACTTAGTTATGAAATCACTAAGATTCTGGGACAGTTCGGCTAGTCCTTTAGCCATATCTATCATGGCTTGGCGTTGTTCTTCTTGGTATAGCTCTTGGTCTTTAGAGTCCATGCTAACTCACAGGCACTAAGCTGCAGGTGCAGTTAGGGTGTAGTGGTGGAGTAGGAATATTATCATAAGTGATTGACATCTTACCGCCATCGTCACCCGTAATTACTTCACCGATGATACTAAAGTCTCCACCTATCTCTTTGGTTCTTCCGCTAAACGTTCTACAGAACTCACAAGCTCCAGGATTGATAAACCATTCCACTTTAGAGAAACCATTCTGGCTATATACATGTTCAACTGTTCGATTACTAGCCTTGAGGCTTTCTGTGCGAGCTATTCGCTCTGCTCTGTAGCCCTTTGCATCAGAGTAGACGGCTTCTATACGCTTCTTGATCTTAACTAGGCTCTCACCGGCTGTCTGTCCGGCTATGATAGTCTTTTCTAATGCCTTGATGGTAGCTTCGTTATAGTTCCCTGCCATCCGAGCCATGTTCAGTTCGATTTCTCTTTCAAGCTCGAGGGTAATGACTAGAGCCTCACCTGTAATGAAGTTGACTGCGCCTTCTGCTTGAGCTTCTACTAATTCGAGAGCTACTGGTGTTAGGAGTGAAGCTAGTGCTAGTGATTCTTCTTTAACTGTGAACAACCATTCCTCATATGCTTTAGTAGTGGCATCAATCTTGCCTATGACCATGTTCTCCTGATCCTTAGCAAAGTCTGATATGATCGTTTTCATCTTCTTGGAATAGATGTCATTCGTAACTACTAGTTTGACCCTGAAGCCTTCTTGTTCTTCATTGACTTTCTGTACCTTCTCGGCTTTAGTAAGTTCTTTCTTTAGAATTATCTTCGTCTTCTTGTCTGATTTATCTGCAGTCGGTTCTGTTATGGCGTTAGCTGGTACAAGCTCATCTCCACCATCGATAGGCTCAAGACCCATAGCTCCACGAACTTCGTTTACTGTAATGGCTACGTTGACTAGATCCTTGCGTACTTTATGATCATGGTCTTTGTCTTCAGGTATTACTGATTTGTGAGTTACTACGACTGGTTGGCTGCCTGGTGATAATTCATTAGCTACTACTTGCATGCCTTTGTCGAGTCGTATCATCAGTGGCTCAAGCTTTTCTCTAGCGTAGATAGTATAGATAACGTTTAGTCCTGCTTGACCTAGACCAGATGAAACACTCACACCTAGTAGTTCTTTCGGAACAGAGAACATCAACTGTACATCTTCTTTAGCCATGTCACGAGTTATCTTTTGATCAATGTCTTTTAGTGTAGCGCCTATTGAGTGGAAGTTTGCCTCTCCACCTCTGATGAATGCTGTCTTCCCTGCGTTCTGTGGACCTTCATAGCTTTCACGCCATTTGTTTGTGAAGGCATCGAACGTTGGTTTGTCCATAGCCGGTAGTGACATGACTCCTGAAGGACTGGCGCTGTTTCGTAGGTAGTTCATTGTGAAGTCTGCACTGCTGATCTCTATATCTATGTAAGTTGCAGCCTTCTCCATAGCACTCATGCCTCGCCATTGGTTGAATGGGTTAGGTCGCTTGTCGTGATAAATGTCTTCTAGTGCTAGTGGGACTTGCTGTCCGTCTTGCTTATGGAGAACGTAGCCTACCAGTTCACCTTCGAAGAACTTGAGCTCTACTCTAGCTGGATCTAGTAATACGATCTCTTTGATTTTGTTTGACTGTTCACCTCTAACGAAGAACCAGAATGTCTCACCAAAGATCTCAAACATCATAGCGTTGAGCCATACGAAGTTCGCTGGGTCATTCACTATTGTGCTTGGGTTATTAAAGACTGCAAAGAACGGATGAGTTTCGAGAGCGTCACCGTTGGCTTTTAAAAGGATGGGTTTATAAACACTCATAGACTCACCGATCTTATCGATGGACTTATAAGTTATTCCTTTTAATTGATCTACTGGTCTGAAGGCTGATCGTTGTCCGTAGTTTCTTAGAACCGACCCAGAGATAGACCTACCGAGGTCGTGTCCTTTCTGAGTTAGCTGTTTATAAGCATTGGAGGCACGTTGTTTTAGATTCATATCTGTCCTGGTTATGGTCTCAAGGGACTCTAGATATATATTACCATAAACGAGATTACATTGATATATCGTCCATAGTCATCAGGTTCGGCTTATAGTAAGCAATGATACAAGCATCGGCCATGTCAGGTGATCTAAAGCCACGCTTCTTGTATTCCTTTTTGCTCTCGACTCGTCTACGTCCTTTGGTATCTTGTCCCCATTGTCTAGAGGTCAGCTCCATTAACAGGTCTGAGTCCATAGGTAGTTCGATAGTGTCCATTATGTCGGCTAATTGGAACCAGCCTTCGCTAATCATGTTCGGGTACTTGTCTTGATCTGAAGCTACTGCACCGAAGTTGACACCGATTACTTCGTAGCCACGCTTCATCATCTCATCAGTAACGCCGCCACCGACTCCAGTATCATCTACCTTCAGTAAGGCCTTCTTGTCAAAGGCTATGAACTGTTCGATCTTATCGCATACCTCTGTGGTCCTGAGTTTGTTTAAGGTTAGGAAGTCTAGAGTCTTTGGTCCCTGCACTAGCCATAGGACGGTTCTGTCATCACCCATACGAGCAACGTCAACACCTAGTTCTTTTCGACCCTCAGTCTTGATCTTACGGTTCATAGCTTGAAGCGTTGCATCTCTACCTATAATTGACATAGCAGCCTGTCCTATGGGCTCTCCTAGCCACTTGTGAGCAAACAGTACAGAGTTGTCTCTATCAGCTTCCATCTCTAACTTGAGCTCATCTGTTAGCCAGCCTAGCTTATCTAGGATGTCATAGTTTACTTTGGCTACATAAGTCCTACCTGGCTTATTGACTACATACTTTACGTGGACTGGATCAAGTTCATGGACTCTGTTATAAGTGAAGATCAGTTGGCTGCCCTTCTTACGGATAGTCGGTGGGAGTATATCTAGTGACTCCTGTGATATGCTCTGGGCTTCTTCTACCCAGCAGATGTCTACGCCTTCAGTTGATTTGATCTCTACTACGTTGTTGTGTAGCCCCTTGAAGATGAACATTGTGCCAGTAGCGTTGTTGATGATCCTGTCCTTCCAGATCTCATAGTCGGTCATTCCGTATTCTTCTATGATCTCTTTCAAAAGCTTATGGACTGAATCAGCTATAGAGTTCTGGTATTCCCTGGTGCATAGTATCAATAGTCTAGTCTCACTACCTCTAATGAGTAATGCTCTGGCTACGCTATGAGACTTAGCTGATCCTCTGCCTCCATAGAATATGAGGTTACGCCAGAATGTATTGAAGAGCTCTTTGAACTCACTCGGTATCTGTACCTTCACTTTTGCCATCTACGAACTCTACCACTATCCCTTCTATGCGTTTGTCTTTTGAAGTAATGTCGGTTTCTGTTTTGTCCTTCCATCCGTAGTTGTTCTTCAGGTTGAATATAGCCCCAGTAGGGTTGTTTACTAGGAGACTTTCTTCTACATAATTATGGCATCTATCTTTGGCCTTTTTTATAGTGTCAGAAAACTCTTCTTTAGCTTCATAGTCTAACAACGTTTCCCTGGATGTGTCAAGGGCTAATGCTAGACCAGTAATAGTATAGGGAATCTGTTTAGTCATTACCTTATGATGGACTTCTTTTAGGTAGGATAGTCCGTCTGCGTCCTTTAGGAGCTTACCGCTAGGGTCTCTAGCTTCTACCCACTCTGAGGTATCAGCCGCATGAGGGTCACAGCTATCGAAATATTCATTGATCTGAACACTGAGGTCTTCGACTGATTCGAACTTCAGCGGTCTGCCTACTGGATTCGGTTCTTCACTCATGATAATGTGCGCTCCATCCTGCGCCTTTTCTTAATAGGACAATAGTAGTCCGTCCAAGCTTTTTTACAGTCTTTACACCTACAGGTATAGTTGACGTACTTATTAACCGTTCCATGTACATTCGAGTCTAGGTCTCTTTCTTCTCGTGTTTTATCCCAGTGACAGGTATGGCACAATAGTTGACATTTTTCTAGTTCTTTCATGACCATTGAAGGTCTATTAGTCACTATCTCAGATATATTATATTCTTTTGTTGTCGGATCAATATGATCAAACTGTAGTCCACCATCTCCACCGCAGGAAGCACATACCCCACCGAGTAGTTCTACATATTTCTGTCTTCGTTCAGCGTGTCTGCTCATGTATTTATTATACCACATCAGGATAGTTGCTTCATAATCCATTGATCTTTATCCTTATAGAATTTTACGTTACAGGTCGAGGGTTGGTCTACTCTAATTATTCCACTTTTTAATACGTGTCCCACTTTAATATCCATATCACAGTATATCTTATAGCCCTGTTCTTTGAGGCTGAGTCCCCAGTTTACATCTGGTCCCCATCGTTCTTCGTTCCAAGTGCATTTACCTTTGAGCCATACGTCTGTTGGAGCTAGTAGGCAGTAGAATCCTGTAGCGTCTACCTCTTGGATGTCCTTCAATCTAAAATCTAGGGACTCGAAACTGTTACGGTCATCTGCTACATGCCATGCTCCTAGCATATAAACACCGTGTCTTCCTACTTCAATGCCTGAGACATATCCGAAGTCTTTACCTTGGAGTCTTTTGTAGTCTGCGTATAAATCTTCTAGGGCTGTTTCAGGAAGTTCACCGTCACCTTCTATTTGCCATACTAGATCAGGCTGATAGACTTCTACCATTACTTGTAATCTAGCGTGATTGTCGGCTATGCGCTTGCGTCTATTCTGGACTCCTACTGCTGGCTCTGTGTCTTCAAAGAACATAGTTCTGTCTGGCTGTAGGGTTTGTTTGATGATCTGAGTGTCAGCGTTTCGTCTGTTCTCAAGTTGAGCTATGCAGAGTATCCTCATTTAAGCTCTCCTTCTATTTGTTCTCCTGGGTTGGGCGAGACCCTCCACTTCAAATGATTACGTCCGTATATGTACCATAGCCCTATATTCATAGGTAGTAGCCCCCAGTAGATAAATCTCCTGACCATTGCCAGCATCCGTCTTCTAGCACATCAACCATGTTGTAGAAGCGCTGCATGGGATCAACTATTGTTTTTTCTTTTCTTTCTTCTTTAAGAGTTAAGACTTTGTCTTTAGTCATGCTTTACCTTTCCGCATAGGCATTTATCCCATGTCTTTGTTTCGTACTCGTATTGACCGCTAGGTAGTTTGGCGCCCTGTATCTTCTGAGGGAGTGGGGTGATGTGTACTCTCTTACTGCATTTCATACTAAATCCTCCAAGGCTTCTAGGTACTTAGGTTTCATAACTGCCCAGCTAATAGTGTCTGCTAGTGCGCTGGCTTTCTTTGATTCTTCACTGATGTTAGATTGGATCTGTTCGATCTTATCCATGATGTCTATCGGGTTGGTATCATATATCTCTACATGAGTTCTAGGGTCAAACGATCTCTTAGTCTCTGCTTCGACTAGCCATTCTTTAGGTAGGAACTGATTGTTAGGGCTTATGTCCGGCATGATTACTGGGCATCCTGCTGCGAGTGCTTCGTTCAGTGGGAGGCAATTACCTCCGTAGCGTCTAGGTAATACTAGTATGTCACCCATATTGAAGAGCTGATTGTACTCTATCTTGTCTCGGATGTCTGAGTGGCGGTATTCTGATCGGAGTCTGATTGCTAATTCTCTGTCTTGAGTTATTACTCTGCCGCTAGGTACAGCTCTGAGGAAATCATTCGTTCCATTCCTGTCGTGAGCTGCTGGCTTTCCTGCTATGTGGAATGGTTTAGAGGTAAGTCTGTGTCTGTAGCTAATTTCTTCTCGGTCTACTGGATGGTGTAGGTAGATACATTTGATGCCTTTATCCTTTGCAAATCGTTCTGCGTCTTCGTAGTGCCACATTGAGGGCATGATAATAAGATCCGGCAGATCCAGTTCGGGTTTAAGGTAGTGATCGAAGAACTCCCAGTTGATAACGTTGGCTACTTTGACACCCATCCTCTTAGCGAGAGTATAAAATTCGTAGTTGTAAGGAGTCTCTGCAGTCAACACTACGTCTAGTCCACTTAGGAACTGTTCCATGTCGGGTTTCTTTGGGAATCCTATGACTACTTGTTCGTTAGGATACCAGCCTAGGTTCTGTGGGTTGCCGTTTAGAGGTGACAGATCAATGACCATAGTCTTCTTGGGCTTGAGGTGCTTGTAATAACTGAGCGTCTGTACCCCTAACCCCGTCCAATCTCTGCGAGCAATGATTCCGAGTCTCATATCCCCACCTCGTCATCTGATGTGAACTTCAATCCACCAGCTCTGCCATCTGTTGTGTAGCTTCTTTGGATGCCGTTTGCTGGATAGTAGATCCATAGTCGGTGCTTATACCAGCCAAGCTTTCCGTCATCGTGCCAGTCGTTCATTACTATGCCATGAAATATATCTTCTATGAAGTACGTGCTTCTGAGTGTAGGGAGCACGACATCCTTATAGTATCTAACAGTAGAGAGATGCGGTCGTTGACTCCATTGGTATGTTTTTCTAAAGCCGTTCTCTGGACCACCGATCATTAGCCCTTCGTGTTCTCTAGGCAGGACGTTCTCGTGGTGGAATCTAATCGTGTTAGCCTGTCCGTCCATTATGAAATCGATGCACTTCTTCCAGTCGATAGGTCGGTCAGGAGTTAATGGAGCGTCACCTTCTACATAAAGCATCAGCGGTGTCTTGATTAGATCGATAGTTTCTCTGAGCATGTTTGATTGGTGTGAGTGCTTGTCAAATACTACAGGTAGAACGTTAGTCCATTCGTGTAGGCATTTCCAGAGCACGTTATCTTTGTACTTGTTGTAGTCATCGATGCGATCTTTTTGCTCATCTCGGAGACCGTCTATCTGTAGGATGATCTCTGCGTCAGGTAGGTGAGTTCTAATACAGCCAATAGTCTCATCGATCACCGCTGTTGATGGGTGACTCGGTAGGACTGAGGTGGGTATTACAACTGTGATCATTTCTTCTTAGCTCTCCGCTGCTTACGATTTACTACTGGTGGCTTTGGATTGTTCTCTAGTGCGAAGTCATAATCTACGTTGACTCTGAAGGTGTCTGACGTAGCTATCTTTTCATACAGGACAAAGTATTCTATTTCGCCTGGTGATTTCTTCATTGATACTGCGTACTTTGATTTCTCACTTAAATCTTTAACGTCTTCTTCGGTGAGTCCATGTGGCTTTAGAAAAGCGTTGAGCAGTTTCTTGCGTTCATCTTTTTCTAATACTTCTACTGCGTCTATGTTCATGCCCATATTATTTCTCCTTTAATTGATCTATTACTTTGTGTGCAAAGTCTCGCTTCTGTCCTATCCACCACGCTGTTTGTTGATGAACATTACGGGGATAGTCTGCGAGAGTTTCTTGAGTCAATCCATACCAGCCATCAGCTGATTGTATCTTAGGAAACGGTGTCTCTTTTCCGAAGAGCCAGTTCCAGTAGGTAGTTATTGTGTGGGAAGGATTGACATCATCTGCTATCGGTACTGCCATGCACTCTAGAGCTTCGAAAGTTCTGAACGAATCTGGTATGACTGCTCCTGATGGACAAGGGATTACTTTGGCTGAGGACATCTTTGCATAGTATTCGTCATGTCCTACACCTTGAGTGAACCCTCTAGTGCGGTTGATCTCTACTTTGTCGTTCCTTATTTCGAAGTCTTGCATGCTGTCAAGCATTTCCCTCCTACGGCTATGAGTTATCTGACCGGAGAAGTATACGTCTAGAACTTTTTCAGGGCTTGACGAATATGATGACAACATGTCTTGGCTCTGTGGTGGGTAGCCTGTACCTAGCTTGTGATATTTATCATGTTTCCCTGGGTGTGGGTTCTGAATCCAGACATGAGGCGTGTGAATGTCTACGAAGTCTGGGTCAAAGTCTGCTTCTTCATCACCCATTAAGAACACTACTGGGTCGTTTAATCTTTCAAGTTGCTTGCTAATCTCTCTGCCCATGTCTGCATGGTGTCTAGCTGGTATCACGACGATGCATCTTTCTTTATCCTTGGGCAGTTCTCTAACCTCGTGGGTCTTGAACTCTGGAAATCCTGGTGGCTTCCACATCTTACCGTCTATGAAATCATTTAGGAATCCATAGTCCCAGTAATCGTTACATGGTATGTCTTCTTTTAGGGATAAGTAGTAGACGTTCATTTTATAGGCTCGTAGTATGTGTGAAGTTCGTGCTGATAGTCTAAGAACGTTTCTGTGTAACCTAGATCAATGATCCAATTCCTAAAGTCTCGTGAGTACTGTCCGAACTGATGATGCATGAATTCCGGATGAATACTAGCCCATATTCTAGGCTTATACTTCTTGATGGTTTCTTCTGCGCCCTTCATTACTTCCCAGTCGCTGCCTTCACAGTCAAACGCTATAACTGTAGGTGGTTTCAAGCCTTCTTTTCTGAGCTCATCTATCTTGTACTGCGGTAAACCGTCAGCCTCTTGGTATAGCTCACTGAAGAAATGCTCTTCTCGGATATCATCTTGCGCATATATAGGCCATCCGTTATTTAGCTTATAGCCTTTACCCTTATATAAACTGCCGTCTGCGTCAGGTGGAATCGGTTGATGTTTATTACTGGCAAACCCTGCGTAGTTGGCAAGCGGAGTCACACCGTTAGCCTCAAAGATTGCTTTGATTGTAGGCCATGAACTGAAGTTAGGTTCTATGTTGACTACTTGCGCACCCCATAAAGCACATAGGGCTGAATGCTCACCTAGCTCTGCACCTGCATAGTAAACCACATCGCCCTTGCCTATGCGCTTAGACATATGCAGTAAGCGTGGTTTTTCCCATTCATTCTTGTAGAACTCTACTCGATGTTCGGGTAGTTTTATCTTGTGTAGACCGTTAATCTTTATAGTTTCGAACTTCATTTGCTGGTATAACTCGTGCTTCTACCCATACCTCCTAGTATGAGTGACAGGATGAATACTTCCCAGAACGATAGGAGCTGAAACAATACTATGTTAAAGATGTGTCCTATTGCTCCGATTACTAACATAGCTATGCACGTTCCTAAGAGCACAGCCCCCAATATTACGCTTAACGTTATGATAATTATTAGTGCTACTTTCATTTCCCTACTCCTATTGTATTAAATATTGTTTGCCATCTATTTTTATAGGTGTGGTTCTCTTTAACGTGTTCGTGTCCAGCTAGTCTGATGCGCTCACGTTCCTCTTCGTTATATAAATAATATTCAATCAGGTATTTAAGCTGGTCGAAGTCTCCGTACTGGTAGTAGACAAGGTGTTCTTTGTCGGTGAAGTGCTCATCCATTCCTTCAATCCAGGGATGGATCATAAATCCGCCACGACCTAGGGTTTCATATACTCGGTCTGACCAGTAGTACGGGTAGTCAAAGTTAATGCAAAGTGTATCACCTACTGCTACTTTGCTTGCAGCATACATCTGATTTAGTTTCTCACCTCTAACAGTTCCGATTCCGTCACCACCTACGTGAGTGAACCTATCTCCGTATGTTTCTTCGAGCCAGTTGATCAGCTGTGGTCGATACGGCCACTCGGGGTGATAACCTTTAGAGCCTACGAATATAACATCGTTAGCTTTTGGTATCTTCCAAAGCCTACATTCCTCATGGAACACTCCGGCTTGTAGGTAAACGCCTTTGACGTCTGTATTCTCTGTGAACCAGTCTGTCATTTTCTTGTCAGTAGCGAAGAAGTAATCTAGTTGTTTATAAAATGGGTCATCCTCTAGATCGTGTTGTCGTTCAATACCGAACCATAGGTCTAGGTGGTAGCTGATAACCTTTACGCCTGAAACCTTGAGCTTATTTATAACGTTTTCTATGTCTCCTGATGTTTCCCAGCCGTGAGTATGCACCCAGACCAACACCTTTGATCTCTTTGATCGCTCAAATATTTCTTCAGCTGTGACTTTGCCTTCTTGCAAACGTACAACCTCGTGACCTAGAGCCTCTATGCTTCTGGCGTGATGGTTCTCGCTTGAATAATCTACTTCGAAGTTTCCTAAAAATGCTACTCTCATTCCTCAATCTCCTTCTTAGCTTTGGTTCTTTTATAGTGCGCCTTCATCTGACACGACACCGAGCAATAGACTCTGCGCCTAGTAACAACCTCAAATATTTCCTCACACACCTGACACTTATAATAAACCTTAATGGGACTGCTCATGTTTACATTATACAGTGTTTCTTATGTTTGTACTAGGGCTACTTATTAAAAGGGTTACCGTACTGGTCTGATAGTTCTCCGAACTTCTTGACCCAGTGATCTCGACCTTCTTCTAATTCAAGGAGGGATCTCTTGGTTATGTCAAAGCGTCTTGCCATCAAATCATCTATGGCTTCCTGACCATACATGTTGAGCATTGACTCGTAGTATTGATCCCAGTTGCCTTTTAGATTGTGGTTGCAGTTGTAGCATTGAGCGTGGACATTCTTTTCATCGAACAGTATAGCTGTGCGCTTCCTGGTTATGAAGTGACCAGCTTGCATAGTCTTCCTACCTCGTATAGGGTACATCTTCCGACATGACACACAGGGAGCATCCCAAGGATCGGGGTCAGCTTGTCTGCTCCAATCCCTGAGTCTGACGTAGCGAGAGAATGCGTCCCACTCTTTTTCATTCCACCAACTACGGTTATGCTCCTTGTGTAACACTAGAACCCCTTGTTAAGATTCTCTAGTTCTAGCCAGTGCAGCCTGTCCTTAACTGTGCTGAGGATAGACTTCACGCCTGACTCTATGGCTTCAATACGATCATAGGTCATATCTCTCTTTGCATCAGCAGAAATCTTTGCATCTCCTTGTGACTTTGTGAGTCGCTGCTTCTCGTATTCAACAGCGTAGGTTGCATACTTGGTTCGCTTGGCATCTGCTTTATGCTCTAGTAGATACTCCAGCTGGATCGCAAGCTTGCTAGCCTGATTAGAAAGCTCGTACCCACTGTTGGATGAGAAGCTTTCTATCTGCTGAATGAGCTTTGATATTGTTTCAGCTATCTGTTCAATTGTCCTCATTACGAATGAACCTCTCTATTACGATTAAGCAGTGGGGGCAGATAATCTTTGTCCTGCTCCCATCTTCCCACCTTAGTACGTGCATTACAGCTTAGTAGCTCCGGCTACCATTTTAAGTACATCGATTTCAAGTAGAGCGTTCTCTTGTTCGACAGTCAGTTCTTCTGATGTCTTAGTGAAGTTGACTGTGTATACGGTGTCGGTCTTAGCTCCTTTGCGAGTGACCTTGACATCGTTTGCGTTCAGTCCACCTTCCCAGTCTTCATCTCGATGCAGAGCGCCTAGGTTTTCAAACAGCTTACGGCTGACTTGCCAGACCTCTGCTGACTTCGTGGTGTGATTCCACACTATGAAAGCGTATCGTTCTCTGATTTCAAAGTCTGAGTCACTGAATAGATCGTCTATTGAACGGTTATCTAGTAAGTCTCTGAGGTCATTGTTCTTCAGTGGCATCATGTCATTCTTACCTTTGACCGTGTAGTACCTGTACATGTTTGTGGTGACTCTTAGTTTAAGGATGTCACCGTCTTGGATTTTAGTGTAACCACCGCCCGATTTAACTCGTTCGTCTGGTTTAGTATCGAATGGATCGAATACATCTTGTACGTTTTTTTCTGCTTCTGTCATGTTATTTATCCTTTA